TTGGAACTAGTAGTTCCAGGATATGCAATTAACGAAACTGCCGAACTTAAATCTGGAGAAGAATCTGAATGAAAGCAACTATTGTTACAATGAAAAATGGAGAACGTATCATTACTGTTCTTGAAGAAGTTTTTGGTAAACCAGAAGATGGTGAAGATGTTGAGTCTAAACCACTAGGTCTTGCTTTGGTGAATCCTTTCCTGCTTGAAATGTATGAAGAAGAAGGTGATGTAAAAGTTAAATTTAGTAGATGGTGTCCGTATTCTATTGATACTACATTCCGTATTCCTTATGATGTAGTTATGTGTATTGGAAGTCCAGATTTGAATCTGGAGCAAGCATACTATGCTAAAGTAGAAGCTCAAGAAAAAGCAAGAGAACTTGAAAAAGAAGTAGCTAACGAAGAATCAGAGGAAGAAGAGACTGTTTATGAAAACAAATGAACCATCACTACTTAAGTTTGGTAACTCATGGATCATTGCTGTAGTTGAACAAGCAGAAGAAAGCTGGGAATTATATCCTGGAGGTCCAGATTGTGAGATACATAATGCTTACGAAATTATAGGAGAAAATTATTTGAATCCTATTAAGTTTCCACAGTGGACAGATGAAAGAGAAATTGCTATTCGATCATCTGAAATATCTGTAATGTGTAAACCAAATAAAGAACTTACAGATTATTATTATACTTTAATTATGAAGGAACAGGAATGAAGTTTTATACTAGTGTTGAACAATCAGGTAATTCAATTTTAGTCCGTGGATACAATCACGGAAATAAATTTCAAGATAAAATAAAATTCAACCCTACTATGTTTCTTCCCTCAGCAAAGAAGGAAGAATGGAAAACTTTGGATGGAAAATATGTTAGACCTGTTCAACAGGGCAGCATTAGTGACGCCAAAAAATTCATAGAAGAACATAAAGATATTGATGATTTTAAAATCTATGGTCAAACAAGATTTATTAATCAATACATTTATGAAAATTGGCCTGAAGATGAAATGAAATATGATACGAGTAAAATCCGTATCTTTACAATTGACATTGAAACTGCTGCCGAAAATGGATTTCCCGATGTAGAATCTGCTGATCAGGAAATTCTTTTGATTAGTATCAAAGACAGTGAAACTAATTTAATCACTGTCTTTGGTTTACATCCGTATGAAAATAAAGATCCAGAAGTTAAGTACCTTCATTTTGGTACGGAGTCTGGATTGTTGAAAGGATTTCTACATTGGTGGATCTCCAATTATCCTGATGTTGTTACTGGTTGGAACATCCAACTGTTCGACATCCCATACATCTATCGTAGAATTGAACGTATCCTAGGAGAGTCAGAAGCACGACTACTTTCTCCATGGAAAAATACTATGGCAAGAGAGATCTTTATTAGAGGACGTAAGAACTTTGCCTATGATATTGTTGGCATTTCTACGTTAGATTATTTAGATTTGTATAGAAAATTTACTTATACAAATCAAGAGTCTTACAGACTTGATCACATTTGTTTTGTTGAGTTAGATGAGAAAAAACTAGATCACTCAGAATTTGATACCTTCAAAGAATTTTATAATAACGATTGGAATAAATTTGTTAAGTATAATATTCATGACGTAAGATTAGTTGATAAACTTGAATCTAAAATGAAGTTGCTTGATCTAGCATTTACTCTGGCTTATGATGCTAAAGTAAACTTTGAAGATGTTTACTCCCAAATTAGAATGTGGGATAGCATTATTTACGTTTATCTGTCTAAACAAAACATTGCTATTCCTCCCAAAAAGGAAGGCAAAAAAGATTCTAAGTATGCTGGAGCTTTTGTAAAGGATCCAAAACCAGGACTGTATGATTGGGTAGTTAACTTTGACTTGAATAGTCTGTATCCTCACCTAATCATGCAATATAATATTTCTCCAGAAACTCTTTTGCCTCATCGGCACCCAACAGCAAACGTAGATAGACTTCTCTATAAGGAGATTGATACCAGTGACCTTAATGGACAAACTCTCTGTGCTAATGGCACTTTTTATACAACTGAATTTCAAGGATTCCTCCCAAAACTCATGGAGAAAATCTACGAAGAGAGAAGCATCTACAAAAAAAAGATGCTACAAGCTAAGCAAGAGTACGAAAAGAATCCATCGACTCAATTGAAAAAGGATATTTCCAAATATAATAATATTCAAATGGCGAGGAAAATTCAATTGAACTCTGCTTATGGTGCTATTGGTAACGAACACTTTCGATACTATACGCTTGAAATGGCAGAAGCAATTACTCTTTCTGGTCAATTGTCTATTAGATGGATTGAGCAAAAAACAAATCAGTATCTAAATAAACTTTTGAAAACTAAAGGAGAAGATTATGTCATTGCTTGTGACACTGACTCTATGTATCTTAATCTGGGTCCGTTGGTCAAAACTATATACGCCAGCAGAGAAGCGTCTGATGAGAAAATTGTTAACTTCCTTGACAAGATCTGTGCTTTGGAACTTGAAGTGTTTATTGAAAATTCTTACCAAGAATTGGCCAAGTACTTAAATGCTTACTCTCAGAAAATGAAAATGAAGAGAGAGAATATAGCTAATCGTGGATTCTGGACTGCCAAAAAAAGATATGCTTTGAATGTGTGGGACAGTGAAGGTGTCAGATACAATACACCCAAACTAAAAATCTGTGGATTGGAGACTGCTAGATCTTCTACACCACAATACTTTAGAGATAAATTATACGAAGCATATAAAGTTATCATCAATCAAAGTAATGAAGACGTTTTAGATTACATCAATAAAATAAAAAAGGAAACAAAAGAACAACCTTATGTAAACATTTCTTTCCCAAGAGGTTGTAATGGATTAAGTAAGTACAAAAGTCCTTCAACAATTTATCGTGAAAGAACCCCAGTTCAAGTTAGAGGAGCATTGCTTTTTAACTACTACTTAAATAAGCACAACATTGAACATAAACATGCTAGAATACAAGAAGGGGAAAAGATTAAATTTATCTATCTAAAAACTCCAAACCCAATCAAAGAAAATGTGATATCATATATTGGTTCTATCCCAACAGAATTTGGAATAGAAAAATATATTGATTATAAGACACAGTTTGAAAAAGCGTTTTTTGATCCTCTTAGAAATGTATTGGAATCCATTGGATGGCAATACGAAAAAACTTTCTCTCTTATGAAATTTACTTAAACAATCTATGGACTTTCTATCACAAGCTTTAAAAGAAATTGGTAATGAGCACGCATCTTTTGTGTCTGATGGAATTGCTGCTGGAGATATTCGATCTTTTATAGATACTGGTTCTTACATATTCAATAGCGTTATCAGTGGATCTTTGTTTGGAGGCATACCTTCCAATAAGGTCACTGCTCTAGCAGGAGAACCAAGTACAGGAAAAACTTTTTTTGCTCTTTCTATTGTTCGTAATTTTCTTGATAGTGACCCTAACGCTGGAGTGATTTACTTTGAAAGTGAATCTGCCATTTCTCAAGAAATGATTGAATCCCGTGGTATTGATTCAAAAAGAATGGTTGTGTTTCCTGTAGCAACTATTGAAGAGTTCAGAACTCAATCTTGTAGAATCGTAGACAAATATTTAAAAGAACCTAAAGACTCTAGACAACCACTGATGTTTGTGCTAGACTCATTGGGGATGCTCAGCACTAGCAAAGAGATGGAAGACGTGTCGAACGATAAACAAGTTCGTGACATGACTAAATCACAACTCATTAAAGGTGCTTTCCGTGTGTTAACATTGAAACTTGGTCAAGCAAATGTTCCTATGATTGTCACCAATCATACTTATGATGTGATTGGATCTTATGTGCCACAAAAAGAAATGGGTGGCGGATCTGCTTTAAAGTATGCCGCATCTACTATTATCTACTTGTCTAAATCAAAAGAAAAAGATGGTACTGATGTTATTGGTAACATCATTAAATGTGAAGCTAAAAAATCACGTTTAACTAGAGAAGGAAGTAAAGTTTCTACTCGACTTTATTTTGATGAGCGTGGATTAGAACGTCATTATGGATTACTTGAACTTGGAGAAAGAGCTGGTCTATGGAAAAATGTAGCAGGAAGGTATGAAATAGATGGTAAAAAAATCTATGGAAAACAAATCCTTAAAGATCCAGAACAGTACTTTACTCCAGATGTGATGGAAGCATTGGATACACAAGCACAAAAAGAATTCAAGTATGGACTGAATGAAGATGACGGAGACGATTGAATCTACGATTATAAGAAATTTGTTATGTAATGAGGACTACTTTCGTAAGGTAGTTCCCCATTTAAAAAAAGAATACTTTTCCGAATATAGCGACAAGTATATTTTTGATGAGATTTATACGTTTGCTTCTAAGTACGATAAACCTCCAACCAAAGAAGTTTTGTTGCTATGTTTACAGGAAAGAGCAGATGTATCTGAAGATGTCTACAAAGAATCTGTATCAAAAATCAAATCATATACAGATGATCCTATTGACAAATCATGGGTAGTTGATGCTACTGAAAAGTGGTGTCAAGAAAGAGCAGTTTACAATGCCTTACTTAAGGCAATTAAAATTGCTGATGGAAATGATGATACTTATACAAAGGATTCAATCCCACAGATTTTACAAGAATCACTGGCAGTTTCTTTTGATGAATACATCGGACATGATTACTTTCTAAACACTCAAGAAAGATACGACTATTATCATAGGCAAGAAGAAAAGATTCCTTTTGATATTGATAAACTAAATGTTATTACAAAAGGTGGTCTTCCCAGAAAGACTTTAAACATTTTCATTGCTGGAACTGGTGTTGGTAAATCTCTGGTAATGTGCCATTGTGCTGCTAATGCTTTGAACCATGGACTTAATGTTTTGTACATTACGCTTGAAATGGCAGAAGAAAAGATTGCTGAACGCATCGACTCTAACCTTCTTGATGTAAATATTAAAGACATTGGAAATATTCCAGAGTCTATTTTCAATTCCCGTGTACAAGACATTGGCAAGCGTACTCAAGGTAAACTTATCATTAAAGAATACCCAACTGCTTCTGCTCATGCTGGTCATTTTAGGGCACTTCTAAATGATCTACGTTTGAAGAAAAATTTCAAACCAGACATTATTTTTGTTGACTATCTCAACATCTGTGCCTCGTCAAGATACAAGGGACATATCGTAAATAGTTACACATATGTTAAAGCAATTGCTGAAGAACTTAGGGGTCTTGCTGTTGAGTATGACTTACCATTGGTGTCTGCTACTCAAACTACTCGTTCTGGTTTTGGGAATACTGACCTTGACGTTACCGACACCAGCGAATCGTTTGGTCTCCCTGCTACTGCTGACCTTATGTTGGGTATCATATCCACTGAGGAGCTTGAACAATCTGGTAGGATTATGGTTAAGCAACTCAAGAACAGGTATAATGATCCAACACAGTACAGAAGATTCACTGTGGGTATTGACAGATCCAAGATGAAACTGTATAATGTAGAAGATGACACTGATGCTTCAATCACAAGTTCTACCGAAGAAGAAGTGGGCGATAGATTTGAAGATCTATCAAAAAAACAATCACGACAAGATAAATTCTCTAACTTTATTTTTTAACTATGCCTGACATTGACTTTAAACGATATCAAATCTTTGTGGACGCTGTTACTTCAGATGCTTCTACAGACTTTGTTGCCCTTTCTGATCGCCTTGTTGAGTTGGATCGTAAGGGTGCCAATATTGAACGACTGCTTACTGCTGGTGTTGGCATTAATGCCGAAGGTGGTGAGTTTCTTGAGATTGTTAAAAAAATGATCTTTCAAGGTAAACCATTTAACGAAGACAACCGAGAGCATCTAATCATTGAACTTGGAGACATCCTATGGTATGTGGCACAAGCATGTATTGCTCTTGAAATTGACTTCAATGAGGTTATTGCTCGTAACGTAAAGAAACTTGAAAAGCGATATCCTGGTGGAGCCTTTGACATTTACTATTCAGAGAATCGATCTGAAGATGATCTCTAAATTAATTAAGCAAAGATATCGTAGACGTTTATGGCGTATTTGGGCAAAGGCATTAGGTCAGAAAGCAAGTGATTGTAATACTGAATCTGATGCCGTTGCCATCACAAGGACATTTTTGTTTGCTACATACTTTATAACAAATTGTTTTATCATCGCTGGTGTCATCAGACACTGGTGATTTATTGGAGAGGTGGCCGAGTGGTTTATGGCAGCAGTCTTGAAAACTGCCGTGTTAATAGCACCGTGGGTTCAAATCCCACCCTCTCCGTTCTAAATAGT